TGGTGGAGAAAAAAATACGCAATTCGAACATAAAATTAATATATCTTTAATCAACTCTTGCATCACTGTATACACTGACATTATGCATTGATCAAATAGTTTTTCTGTATCAGATTATACCATTAGACGAAAAAGAAGCAGAGGTCTCCCCCTGCTTCTTTTTACAGCGATTTTAGTATGTAGCTCATATCAAAATCCATATAAGTGTGAGTTTTTTTATCAATCTCCAATGTAATTTCATGCTTTATTTCATCCTTCTTCACAACTTTATAGATGTTTGCATAGAAATCCAATTGCTGCACTTCATGCGCCTTATTAGGTGACCTAGGCATTATAATCACGTACATGCTAACTATTTTCCTTTGGCAAGCTGATTAACTCTTTCCTGCACTGCTTTGTAGTTTTCTCCTAGTTTTCTCTTACGCTCGTCACCATTTCCAAATTCACCATTCATAACTCTTCTTGCCAAATCATCAATATTGACATTTTGCTTAGATTTAGCACCTAGCAATTCATTTACCCTTTTCTGAACAGCGCTATAATTTGCGCCTAACGCACGTTTTCTATCATCCCCTTTTCCATATTTTCCGTTGATCACATCATGTGCAAGCTGTTCAATATTTACACTCGGAGCAGGCTGTGATGCCGGCTGTTGTGAAGACACATGAAGCATGCTATCTGTTAATCCCTCTACAATCGCTCTTGCACACTTCTCGGCATCCCAGTGCGCTTTGTCCGTGGCATTATCAACGAAACAGCACTCAATTAAAAGTGCTGGTGAATTTGTTTTTCTTAATACATATAACTTTGTAGATGTTTTAACACCTCTATTTCTAATACCTAGAGTGTTAGAAATGTTCTTGACGATTCTTTCGGCTTCGTTTTTGGCTTTTGAGTTATCGCTATAGATATATACCTCTGTACCTGTTCCGCCTCCTGCGTTAAGGTGAATGGATACATCTAAATCGACTTTATGCGCATTGCACTTACTTACAATTGCTTGAAGATTTGAATTCCGGTATTTTCCATTATCGTCAGTACAGTCATACACTGTATGTCCCTCATTTCTTAATAACGCAATGACCTTATTTTTTACTGCTCTGTCTTCATTAACTTCATCTAATAATCCACTTGCTCCTCGGCACTTAAGTGAGTGTCCTGCATGAATATTGTATCTCATAATATAATTTATCCTCCTAATTATAAAGACAGTCATTTATGACTGTCTTATTTAAACTCTCTGCTTTCATATAATTCTGCGTATCTTTCAAGAATGACTTTTGTGTTGACATCCGTCTTGCTGTTCAGATAGTTCGGATGAGCGCTGCAATACTGATTGTAGTATGTGATATCATCCAAAACCAGGTTAAAAGCTTCATGATTATGCTGAATTCCCTGAATGATGTCATTCCCGAATGCAATGATGTTATGCTTGCACTGTTCCGCCTTCTGCTCTGACAGCTTGGCCGATATCTTCGTCTGAATGATTTCTAACTGATCAATCTTGTACTCCAGACATGTAAGCTTATCCGATATGTCTCCATTGAAGAATCTTTTTAGTCCTTTTCCTATATGCGTCCATGGATTTACCTTTATTGGAGCAACCTGGATAAGGCTAGATCCTAGAATAAAAACAGAAGCAATAGTCCAAATCAGTTCATTGACGTCAACCGAAGTGCCATACACGTATCTTAAAATATCTCCTAGCGACAATTTATTTACCTTCTTCTTCTTTTTCTTCTTTATTCTGACTCTCTTTTGCATACTTGTTGCTCGATACTTTCAGGCATGCATTCAAGAATACAGCAATTGCTGAGATTGTTGCTGACACTTCAAGTCCATAAGGCAAATTCCATATCTTTGTAAGCGAGCTATACAGCATAACGAAAGCAGGCATAACGATTCCTGCAACGTATCTTAAGATATCATAAGTTTCATTTCTCATATTGAACATTTAAGTTTCCTCCTATTTATTATTATCTTCATTCGTAGCATTTGTCTGAGAAGCTGGTTCCTTGATTGTAACGCATAAGTATTCACCATCTGTTTCAACGTTCGTCACTTCCGAATTAAGTACTCTTGGCATCAGTACCGTCAACATAGCTCCAGGCATTCCATTCATGGCATACTGGATGTTGTCCGCTGTCACATACTTGACTGCAACCTTCGTTTCATTTGGTTTCAGAACCATTAACTGTGTTTTTAGAATCATTGTTTTCTCTCCTTTTTTAACTAAATACTGTCCATGATGCTAAATTTCCCGATAAAATTGTGTTTCATTTAACAAATAACATGCCATCCAAAACGCTCGCTTGATGACAAGTAAACATAATTTTCACCGGCTTTATCACCACGCTTAAACGTTACCGTCTTATTATCTCCAATATTGTACGTAATACTATTACCCACACGGATTTCATTATTTGCTATTCTTCTAGCTGATATATCTGTTCCAGCCGTTCCTGAAAGCCACAAGACAAACAGCTCATTATTTACAAAAACAAGACATGAATAATAAACACACAAGAATTTAAATCCATATCCATAGAATTGATGCTGTTTTTCGGCAAGCCGCATTCCATTTACATTGTCATCTTGTCCATTAATAACCTTATCTATATGTGTATCTATTATATTTCCATTAAAATCTTTCATAGCCAAATAAAGGCTTGTAAATATCCTATCTATTCAGTGCGTTTCCAGTAGTTTACTACTACAAAAGGAGGCATATTATTGTGTGCTTGTCCTCCGCCTGTTTTGGATATTGTTGAACCTTCCCAATTAAAGTTTAATTCACGTTGAAAATTGTTTGATTGGTGGTCACTAACAACCCAATCTGCATTTCCGCCTGTTGAGTTTGATCTGATTCCATGAGAGTGGCTTGGCATTTCACTAAGAGTAAGTGTGTGTGTTTCCTCGCCTCCTGTCTGACCTAAACTGCGCGACCCGCTAGCAAGCAAGAATTTATCCTTTATTTGCTCCCATGTTGTGTTGCTGTAATATTTATTAGGATCGATATCATTCGCAAATCCTATGATTGCGCCTACCGGATAATCACATATACGATTGCCGCTAAAGTCTTTCATCAGCGGCACCTTCTTTCAGGAGATTTACAAGCGTAAACCTCCTTTTAATTACAATGTTGGTGTGTGTGTGTGTGTGTGTACCACACCTCCACGTGTCCTATTCATTCATCAGTTCCTCCAGCTTCTTGTTAAGAGTAACATCCATGCTGTCACGGAATGCTACATTGTTCTTGAGTATGTCATAGAAAGCTCTAAGGATTTCATCATACGGTGTATCCATCGCTAGCCCTACAACTTTGAACTTGCCCTTTTCAGCCTCGCCGCCAAAGCAAATTCCGCTCTCCTCTATGACTTCCATAATGAACTTGCCCGACGGCAATGAAACAGCAGCTTTTACCATCTGCCCCAGGTTATCATAAAGCACGGCTTCAACAGCATAACCAATATTGACATTCAGGTTGCCATTTCCTAGATACAGGTCATTGAAGTTTGAATACTTAGTAGTCACTCCATTAACACTGACAGTTGACTTTATTCCATCTATCTTCAGCCTGCTGTCTATCGCAGCATCAAAGATTATTCTAGCCCATTTTCCAGAAGTCTCATCAATGCTCCACGTCTTGTAAACTGGGTCATAAGTACCTCGTATGGCCGTCAGTGAAAGCTTCGGGAACATATATATCGTGAACGTTATCTTATGAACATAAGTTGTCGTGATGCCACGTGAATCCGTAACAGTAATCGTGAAATTATCAGCATTTGCACTCGTCCAGTCCTGTGACAAAGCCTGTGAAGTAACACCGTAACTAAATGTTCCACTCCGTACTACACCATCATACCCATGTGTCCATGACTTGAGTGTAGCAAAGTGCCTTGACTGTACTGTACCTTTTGTCCTGGCCCATGACTTTCCCTGAACGATGATGTCCTGAGAACCCGTTATGGCTGTTATTGTCGTGTTCCTGTCTGTTACTCCAGCGTTCGTAATGGTAGGTCTCGCAAGATTCTCGTCTACTGTATAGTATGCACCAGTGGTATTGTCCATGACATGACCATCATATTCAACCTTGATGCGATACTGTCCCTGCTTTTTATTAGGTATTGACTTATACAGCTTATCTACGGCTTCTCCTGCTACCTTTGAATCATACCCAGTATATGAAGTGCCCGTGACATTTCCGGTCCATATTACCGACCAGTCATCGCCATATATAGTTACTTTCATTGTCCTGTTCATGGGATTGTAATAATATGTCGTGCCTTTGCTTTCAATATTGAAGTTCGTTCCTCCACTGCAATACGGCCAGTTATATGTGTCTGCACTCACCGTGTTTGTATATGAGCACAGCTGAGAGTCGTATCTTTTCATCTTAAGATATAGATTTCTGCTTGTATTTGCTCCAAGTCCGCTGATCATGAATGAACCAGATGTGCTTCTAGGGTCTCCAATCCAGTGTTCAGAGCCATCATAAATTGCCACTATTCCATCACACGTTTCTCCCGTTTTCCAAGATACAGTAACACTTGTCTCAGTCCTCCCGCTTATCCAGCATGAGAGACTTGAGAAATATCTTGGGATATTTGTAAGCGACATTGATCCGCTTCCGCTTACCGTTCCAAGATACTTTCCCGACCATGTAATGTTAAGACTGACAGATGCACTGAATCCAATCGACTTTGACCCGTTCGCATCATGACCTACCGTCTTTGAGCCAGTCAGAAGCGTCTTATCACCACTTCCGCCTATTGATCCCGAACCACTGAACGTCTGCCCATCGATAGTCACTGACCAAGACTTAGACGCACTCGAAGATATGCTATAAGGTCTCTTCAGCACAAGACTGAAGCTTACAACTGACGTATTCGAT